AGCCTCGCAGCCATACATCGACCAGTTCATGACCGAGAACCCGGACTGGGCCGATGGTGATTTCTCCTTCTACACCAACAATCCGACGTCGGTCTGGCAGCGCCGCACCTACATCAATCCGGTCAACCCGGCCTACGTGCCCGGCACGCCGTCGTATGTGCAGAAGCAGATCAACAACGATGTGACGCCCGACTACCATCACCGGCTGGGCAACAGCTATGCGCGCAACAGTCAGGTGGCCTTCGGCTCGACCCTGTTCTTCGACCGTGGCTACGTGAGTGTCAGCATTGATGCCAAGGACAGCGAGTACGGCGTTCCAGGCTTCTCGATGCAGAACCTGTCGTTCGGTTCCAACTATGCCGATGGCCTGCCGGTGGGCGTGGTGATCAAGCAACAGCGCTACGCGCTGGAAGCCCTGCTGCGTGATCCACTACCGTGGTTCGAGCGCGCGGAACTCCGCGTTTCCAAGCTGGACAACACCTCAGGCGAGCGGCTGGGCGCCACCAAGGCCAACGACTACGATTTCGAGAGCACCCAGGCCGAGCTGCTGCTCAGCCATCAACGCATCGGCCCGCTCAGCGGCCTGCTCGGTTTCAGCCATCAGTCGCGTGATGTCACCGGCAGTGGTTCTCAGCGCTACCTGCCGGACGTGGACACCAGCAGCAACGCGGTGTTCCTGAAGGAAACGCTGGATTTCGGCTGGGCCAGCTTCGATGCCGGCGTGCGCCACGAGCGTGTGGATCACGAATTGCAGCCCAGCCGCTTCAAGACCGCGCGCAATGCCGCCAACACCAAACTGCAGAACCGCGACTACCGGCTCAACAGCTACAGCCTCGGCTCGTACGTCGAGCTCGGCCCCTTGTTCTCAGCCAAGATCCGTTACTCATCCTCACAGCGCGCCCCGGAGATCAACGAGCTGTATGCCAGCAACGCGCACTATTCGGTGATGACACAGGAAGAAGGCAACCAGAACCTGGAACCGGAGCGCGCGAAGAACCTGGAACTGACCGGCCTGTTCCACCTCGGTGGTTTCGAGCTGTCCGCCACCGCATACCGGATGCGGTACGAGAACTACCTCTACCTCGGCTACTCCGGCCTGCAGACCGCCAACCGCCTGCCGCTGAAGTACTGGAAGCAGACCGACACCACGGTGAAGGGCTTCGAGATCGATGCGTCGCAGGCATTGGACCCGGGCCGCTTCGGCACGTTGAATGTGTCCGCCTTCGCCGACCTGGTGAAGAACAAGGCCGACCGCCCCGATTCGCTGCGTGCCCACAATGACGGCGAGTACCTGCCGAACATGCCGACCAACCGCTACGGCGCCAACCTGCAGTGGCAGCGCGAGGGCTGGAAGGCGCAGTTGTCCAGCACCTACTACGACAGGCAGAAGTACCTCGGCCGCAACGTCAGCGAGGAGGTGCCACTGGATGCGTTCAACCTGGTCGACCTGCAGGTCAGCCGCGAACTGCCGGTACGCAACAGCTACATCGCCGGCGTCGAGGTGTTCGTCAACGGCAGCAACCTGCTCAATGAAGAAGCACGCCCGCACAACTCGCCGTTGAAGTACATCGCACCGTTGCCCGGGCGTGGCTTCCAGGTGGGTGTGACGGTGAAGCTCTGACAACCGGATGCATCGGTACACGCCTGCAGGCAGACGGCCTGCAGGCGTCGTCCATCGCACCCCCTGCGTGGTTGCACCACGCTCCCCGGTTGATTCACCATCGGCAGAGAAGGAGAGCGTGATGAACTGGAAGCATGCGGTTTCACTGGCACTGTTGTTGTCCGTTTCATCAGGCGCAAGTGCTGCGTCTGCGATCACCTACGACAAGGATGGCCGCTACGGATATTCGATGAACCAATCTTCCCTCACCACTGCGATGCAGCAGTCGCTGCACTACTGCGCAGCGCGATCGCGCAATTGCGGTCACTCCGCCAGCACCAGCAGCGAAGGCTATTCGGCCATAGCGACCGGCACGATTGCGTTGGGCTTTGCACTGGGTGAGAAGACCGCGGACGCCGCGCAGCGGAAGGCCGAAAGAATGTGCAGGGAACGTGCCAACGACTGCACGCTTGCCTTGCTGTGGCGGGAAACCCCACCTCGCTATCTTGAACCGCCACAGCTGCCCGGTGCGCCCGCTCCGGCACCAGCGGCGACGCCCGCGCCAGTGCCTGCCACCCGTACGGATCAGCCAGGATAGGCAGCCCACGCCGGTTGCACTTTCGAGTGTCGGATAAAGAAAAACGCCTGCAGATCGAGGATCTGCAGGCGCTTCTTTGTATCTGGCGGAGTGAGAGGCCGATTCGTCACTCTCAATAACTCTCAGGGTGTCCGGAAACCAAGGCGTATCAAGGCCTGAGACTCCACACCCATACCATCGAGTCTCACGGAATCCGGACCCCAAGCATGGGGCAAACTGTGGGGCAATACTGATGGCAAGACCTACCAACCGACTGAGCGCGCGCGCCGCGCAGACCACCACCAAGGCAGGCTACCACGCGGATGGCGGAGGCCTGTACCTGCTCGTCGGGCCCACCGGGGCGAAGTCCTGGGTGCTGCGCTACCAGCGCGGCGGCAGGCGCCGAGAAATGGGGTTGGGGCCTGCCTTGCTGGTCAGCCTGCAGGAGGCCCGAGCATCGGCCCTGCAGCATCGCCGACAGCTGCTGGCCGGCGAGGATCCGATCGAAGCCAGGCGGGCCAGCCGGTCAGCCGGGACAACCTTTGGGGAAGCGGCTGATGCTTACATTGCCTCCCATCGCGCCGGCTGGAAGAACGATGCACAGGCCGATCAGTGGGATCAGTCCCTACGCACCTACGGCCCTGCCCGTGATACCCCGGTCGGCAACGTCGACACGCACATGGTGATGGCCTGCCTGCGGCCCATCTGGACCGAAAAGACGGTGACGGCCACGCGCGTGCGTGGGCGCATCGAGCGTGTGCTGGACTGGGCCAAGGTCCACGGGCATCGGGACGGCGAGAACCCAGCCCGCTGGCGCGGACACCTGGAGAATCTGCTGCCCAAGCCCGGCAAGGTGAACAAGCCCAAGCACCACGACGCCATGCCGTATCGGGACGTTCCCGCCTTCATGGCCACGCTGGCCGAGCGGGATGCCCGCACGCGCCGTGCGCTCCGCTTCGTCATCCTGACGGCGGCACGCACTGCGGAGGTGACTGGCGCCGAGTGGTCGGAATTCGATCTGGACCACAAGTTGTGGACCATACCGGCTGGACGCATGAAGGGTGGTCGGGACCACATCGTGCCGCTGACCGATGCGGCGGTGGCGATCCTGAAGCCCCTATCCCGGAAAGAGCCGCCATTCGCCCTGTCCGAGAACGCGATGCTCTACCTGGTGCAGAAGCCAGCGCCGAAGGGGCTGGGCCTGCCTTTCACCGTGCATGGGTTCCGGTCGAGCTTTCGCGATTGGGCGGCAGAGACGACCGACCACGCCAATGAGGTGGTGGAAATGGCGCTGGCACATGCCATCAGGAACAAGGCGGAGGCGGCCTACCGCCGTGGGCAGCTTCTGGACAAGCGCCGCCCGCTGATGGAGGAATGGGCCGCGTACCTCGGCCTCAGTTCAGACCCCACGCCGTAGCTGCTGCAGCCCTGCCCGTACCCACGCCTTGCGGGCGTCCCTCGGGCGGGGCTTGGTCTCCTTCGGCGTTCGGCGCGGTTCCAGCGCTTCCTTGACCCGCTCGATCTCCTTCGTCCCAGCCTCGGCCAGGCGCCGAGCCTGTTGCTGCTGCTCACGGGTTGGCGGCAGGCCGGGCAGTGGCGGCGGCGGCTGGATCGGGGTGCTGTCTGTCAGACGCGCCACGGCCTCGCGTAGAGGTAGGCCGGGATACAGCCTGGCCGCACACCAGCGCTCGGCGTAGCGCTTCGCCTGCCGGATGTTGGCGGCGCGCGCTTCCTTGGTGTGCCACATCTTCTGACCTTCCATCCACAGGCGCACCCCAGGGCCGCCGTCAGGAGTGACGCTGGCCGTCTCGCGGCCGTTGTACCAGAGCGCCCAGCGCTCGCCGGTCTGGACCCAGCCAGAGGGAATTGGGGCGGTGCGGAAGCCGTGGGAGGAGCGCATGGCCGGGAGGATACGACCGGCCGTCGCAGATCCTGCGAACGCAGGGACCACATGGCTGAATGGTTCGGGATCGGTGCCGGCACGGCGCTGCTCACGCGCCCCCGGGTTGAGCTGCCTGCGGCCCCGGATCCGGCAAGGTCAGAATGCCCGCCCTGCCCCGCTGACACCATCGGGCAACCTCGCCCTGTCGGGTCGGGCTGTCCCTACACGCCCCGGGCACAGCCGGCCGGGCTACCCTCCGGCCATGTGCGGCCGATTCGTCCAGCTACCCGTGATCGACTTCGGCCAGCCAGGGCTGGCTGACCTTTCCCCCGGCCTGGCCGAGATCCACCCCAGCTGCAACCTGGCGCCGACGCAGCGAGCGTCGGTGATCCTGGACCGGGGCGAAGGCCGGCAGGTCACGCGCCTGGCCTGGGGCCTGCTGCCTTTCTGGGCCAAGGCCAAGGGCCTGCAGGGATCGACCATCAACGCCCGGATCGAGACGGTGGCCACCAAGCCCGCCTTCCGAACCGCGTTCAAGAAGCGCCGCTGCGTGATACCGATGGCCGGCTACTACGAGTGGTCGATCAGCCCCGAGGACGGGAAGAAAGACCCGTGGTTCATCCACGCCACCGGGCCGCTGCTCGCCGCCGGCCTGTGGGAGGACACCAGCCCGCTGCTGCCCGACGGAAACCTGGGCACCTTCACCATCATCACCGGCGACAGCAGCGGCGTCTCGGCCGACATCCACGACCGCATGCCAGTCTGGCTCCAGGTTGACCAGATCGATGACTGGATGGCGGCCAGCCCCGACGACGCCATGGCGATGCTGCTGGCAAGCTCGCCTCCATCCATGGAGGCGTACAGGGTCAGCCGCGCAGTCAACACGCCACGAAACAATCGCGAAGACCTGCTCCAGCAGATTGCGTGATGCCTACAACAGGGTGGCCTGGCTGTCGTCCCAGCTTTTGATGATCAACTCCCCGAACTTCCGCCCTCTGCCCTGCCCGCCGCCGATGGTGTAGTCAAGCTGCAGCGGCACCAGGTCGAACCCAGCGAACACCTCCCGGATCTGCGGGTGGTCATTGATCGAGACCACGAAGCGCCCGACCGAGTTGCGCATCAGATCGGCCATCGCCTCGTACTCAGCGAATGGGAACTCGACGCCATAACCCTCCGTCTCCCAGTATGGCGGGTCGAGGTAGAACAGCGTCCCCGGCCGATCGTAGCGCCGCACGCACTCCTGCCATGGGAGGCACTCGATCACCGTATTCGACAACCGAAGATGCACCGCGCTCAGCTCCTCCTCGATGCGCAGGAGGTTCAGTCGCGGGCCTCCGGCAGTGACCACACCGAACGATTGGCCCTGCACCCTTCCCCCAAAGGCGAGTTTCTGGAGGTAGTAGAAGCGCGCAGCACGCTGGATGTCGGTCAAGGTCTCAGGCCGCTCCATCTGCGCCCACTCGAACATTTGCCGCGATACCAGGGACCAGCGGAACATGCGCACGAACTCGTCCAGGTGATGGCGCACGCAGCGGTACAGGGACACCAGCTCGCCGTTGATGTCGTTGAGCACTTCCATCTGGGCCGGGTATGGCCGCATCAGCAGCGACGCGGCGCCGCCGGCAAATACCTCGACGTAGCAGTCGTGGGTTGGGAAGTGCGGATAGAGGTGCTTCAGCAGGCGGCGCTTGCCGCCCGGCCAGGAAATGATGGGCTTGGGCATGGGTTCTCAGTATTTGCGATAGGAGGAGCCGACAATCCCGCCGCTCTCGCGAGGGCGGCAGGGCCACGGCCAATGCCAGGTGCTGAGATCACCTGTGTTGCGGCGCTGCCTGGATGCTTGCCGGCATCTGGGCAGCGCCCTGTTTCGTCAGACGGTCAATTCATAGAGCGGCAGGTTCGGAGCAGCCTCAACCAACCTGCCGCCACGCACCCAGACGTTGTACGGAACCGTCAGCTGCAGCTGCCCGAAGGCGCGCATCTGCACCCCGTCGTAGGTGGTCAAACTGCTGGTGCCATCAGAGTTGTGCGCGGTGACGGTAGCGATCAGCCGCGGGCTGCCGCCAACCAGATCGCCGAATTGATCCCACAGGTCAGTCCGCATCGGTGTAGTGCCTCTCCAGGGTTGCTGTCTGCTCAATCACCACCGCCCGGTCGTCGGCAGATACTTCGATCCGCAGCGACTCGCATTGGCCGTGCCAGGTGCCATCGGCACCGACCACCTCAACCAGATCCAGCGGCAACAGCAGCCCAACCTCCCCAGCCTTGAGCGGCTTCGCGAACAACGGCACCGTCAGGTCGACAGCAGCCTGCTCTCCGCGATCGCACAGGATGTTCCTGCCCCGCTCCGCGCCGGCTGCCGGCACGGTGATCAAGGGGCTGCTGACCTGCTGGGCGTAAAGGCGCCCCTCCTCTCCAGACTTGCGCACCTTGCACGTGACTCCCTTCCCAGCCAGCTCTCCTGTCACCACCACTGCGTCGTACAACGGCGCGCTGCGCATCTGCAGGCTTTCAGTCAGCACAATGTCCTCCTGCAGTACATGATCCGGCTGCGTGGTGCGCCAATCCCACGGACTGGCCGGATAGGCAGCGCGCACGCGCATGGCGAGCGCGGCGGGGTCCGACTGGACGACACCCCCACTCGCTTCGGCGAGCGCGCTGATGGCGTCCAGCGGCGTGCTGGCGTCGTAGAACCAAGCGCCTGCCGGCACGTTCCAGTCGACGGTGTCGTACGTGCTGGTGAAGCCGGTATCGGCCAGCTCCTCTGCCACCAGCTGCGCCATGCTGCGATCTTCCGTGGTGGCCTTGACCCGAGCCGGCGCGTACGGCGCTGCCAGGAGGGCGGTGCGGGAACGGCCGCTCAAGCGAACACCGCCGCCGTTGAACTCCCTCTGCTTCTGGAAGCTCTCGATGATTCCCGTCCAGATGTAGCCATTGAGATTGACCTCGAACTGCCTGGGCCCGGCGGCAGTGGGCTTCAGCAACGCGAGCTGCTGCGGATCTGCCAACTCGATGTCGAAGGTCCACCCCCACGTGCCGCGACTGGCACCAAGCGAAATCCGGGTCACCTCGATGGGCATCCGATCAGGAAGCCGAACCAGCGCAACGGTGTTGATCACGACATACGTCCTACGTTGTGGGCGCACCATGTAGCAAGCAGCGACGCCTAGATTAAGTGGCACAAGACCGGCAACCGGAATTACCGGGCAACCAAGTACGAGCGGAAGGAATGCACCATCCGGAAATCCATCACCCGGATCAGGGTCAGGCGGAATGGGTTTCGGGGTGCGGACCAACCACGGGGTGCGACGCGCCGGCGCCCATGGAAGTCGCAGGTCCCAGCGGTCTAGCCCGGGATTCCCCCACCGCACGTTTGAGTCGTAATGGGTCCGACCCAGCTCTCCGTACCAATTCAGCCGGCAATGATCTCGCTGGCGCTGCGGCGCGCCATCCCAATGAACGCGAGTTTCCTGTCTTGCAACGGCTTGGCCCCGCCACACCAACTGACTTGCACTTCGCTCAACAGGCAACGCCCCCCAACGCACCGCAGCCTCCATCCGTGTACCAGCCATTGACTGGATCCAACGAAGGCCGAGCACACTTCGGCGCAGATGTGCGCCACCCCAATCCAGCGAAACGACTCGCTTCAGCTGCGGCAGGCCTTGCCACGGCATGCGGTACTGCGGAACAAGGGCAGCACTGGACGACCAATCAACCCTACGAGCGGCCCGCCTTCCGACGGCACCTTGCCAAGAGACGGTCGTGACCGAACGCAAACCCCGAACCACCGGTTCAGGGGGATCAACGTCCCACTCCACGCCGAGGTTGAGCCCTACCCATTGCCCCTGCGGAACGGACAGGGGGCCAAGATTCAGGCCAGTGAATTCGCCCCTGTTCGCCACGGTCAATCCATCAAGGCTGGGCGCACCCAGTCCTGGATCGCCGCGTTCACACGCCCTTGGTCATCGAACCCGATCACCACATAGATTTCGGACTGGTCAAGGTAGTCGACACGCCAACTGCCATCCGCTGCACTACGAAGGGTTTCGACCAACCGCATCGTACCCCGCTCGTAAACATTGACGCGGACGACCCCAGGCACATTCTTGATGCGCGTACGACCGTCGTCGCCGTCTTCGTTCGGCAACGTCCCTCCCAAGTAGCCTCGGCGGGCCGGATCATTCGCCCGACTTGACGCCATACCCATGAAAAAACCGGTTGTCATCAATTCACCATGGATTAGTCAGATCGAACAGCACCCGCGGATACTGCGTCGCGCCACCGATACGGGCGATCTTACAAAGCAGTCGGGTACCAGGCGGCAAGCCGTCAACGTCCGGAAGGATCTGCATGTCCGCAATGCCGCCGTGATGCATTGGGCAATACACTCCCGGCAAGAATCCCCGAATTTGCTGCGGTGCCTGAAGGATGGGCAGCCTGGAGTAGAGCAAACCACCCGAATAAGGATCAGGATACGCAAATCCGCTCGTGCCAAGCCCCTGCCAGCCGGCATAGGCTTGCGTGATCGGCCCACCCGCAGCGCACCGACCGCGCGGACTAATCGTTCCGTCGAGCGCGCGAGCGAACGTCAAAGACACATTGCCGGTGCCTATCGGATTGGCATCGATGACGGTACCGAGCTGCAGAAGTCGCAATGATTCGAAGCTGGACCCACCCGCGTACGACCCAGCGTTTCTCTCGCTGATAGCGTAGTTCCAGCCATCGGCAGGATTCAACCGTGAGAAGTTACCTGCAAAATTGACGCCGGCAGCTGCACCAATACCATCGCCGACGTAATCGATGAAGATGTAGAAACACACCTCATTGCCAATGATCCACCAGGCGCGAGCGGTTGCATCAGCCGTACGTGACTTCGCCCACGCAGATCCATTGGGCAATTGAGCGGAGGTCGGGAACATCCCATTGCCTGTACCGATGTCACTCATGGTCTCGAACCCAGTCAGGCTCGCGTAGAGCGCCTGACTGTCGTCAACCCGAAGCCAATGACCGGTCCCCGCCACCAGGCTGTTCCGATAAGCGCGGAGCGTACTTCCCTGCTGGTAGGGGCGACTCCAGCCCAGCGGCGCCTTTGCTTCGGCACCGACGCCATAGCCTGCCACAAGGACCGCATCGAGCAGGGCCGCAAACGAGCCTGGCTGCCCCGTGAGTGCTGGCGCTCCGGGATCGGTGCTGCTGTAAACGGTCGGGATCAAACTCATTCCGTAACTCCTGCAATATTGCCAATGACTTGTAGCCGGGTGGAATCAGTCGCTCCTTCAGACGCGCCTGGCAGGGTGGTCCTGATCATCCAGACTGGAGCAAGGCTACCAATGGTGTTGAACCGGACCACATTGTTCACGGACCAGCCGGTGCCCCAGCCCGCGCGATGAATCGTGAAGTAGGGCTGCCCCGTGCGCGGATTCACCGGCGCGCAATCCGTCGTCGTATTCCCCGTCGCGATGGTACCCACCGTCTCGCCCATCACCTCAAACTGCGTCGCAGAGGTGAACCGCACCGCCCAGCGCTCCGTGATTGCATCTGCGTTAGATACCAGCAACGGGAAATCGGTGTCGTTGTAGGTTCCTGGGGCAGCGCTTCCGCTAATGACGTTGCTCCAGACGTTGTTCCACGCAGCCTGATCGAACAGGTTCTCGACTCGCGCCTGCAGATCCAACGAGCCATTGGCCTCGCCCAAACGGAGCGCAGTGCTAAGCATTGACTCGCCTACGGGAAAGTCATGGCTCAACCCCGTGTTGATCTCGATCTCGCCCGTAATCTGTGGCTGAACCACTAAACGACGATCTTCAATACGCTCACTGACAATGATCGGCAGCGTGTAAGCGGATAGATTCAAGGGGTCATTGAACGTGAGGGTCCCAACGTCCAAGTCGAAGGAGTACCAAACGCTCTCAACCGCCTTGCCGGCACTATCGCGGACCTCGACCTGGGCAATGCGCCCCCGCCCAAAACTAACGACCTGACCCGCAGAGGGCGAAGCCACGCTGTGTTTGGCCGTGTGATGGACGACGACCGTCTGCCCGGGCTTGAAGGCCGGGGCGCGCCCATCGCTCGGGAGCCGCACCGACGACAGGCCGATGACGACCTCCGACAGCGGAATCGAGCGGTAGACGACCGCCCCCATGTAGATGGAGCCGGCCAGCACCAGCGCCGGGCGCCAGATCCGGTCGCCCTCCACCAGATCAGGATCGAACCAGGGCTGGCCCTCATTGCCAGCCACCGGCACCAACTGGCCGAACTGCACCTTGGCGACGCCACTCTCCCAGTCCACCGTCCCGCGGATCTGCGCACCGGAGATCACGCCATTGATGTCAGCCGTCGCAGTGAGCATCTCGCCATCGAGGCGGTTGGCGCGCAGCGTGAACATGCCCGGCCGCAGCGGCGAGCCCGGCGCCCGGAAGAAGCTGTTGGCCACGCCAGGGTCAGCAATGCGCGTCAGTAAGGACTGGATCTGCACGCCATTGGCCCCACCGGCCAGCCATTGGGTCAAGCTCACCACGCCAGCGGTGTAGTCGATGGTGCCGGCGTACACACCCGCCCCGGTCAGTGGGTCGACGGTGTGGTACAGACCGCCACTGCGGTCCACGTAGGTCCGGCCACGGAAGCTGAACCTGACGCTGCCTGGCACGATGCTGTCGCTGATGGTCGGTGTCAGCTGCAGGGACACCGGCGGCAGTGGCAACGATTCCTCGGCCGATTCCGTGCCAGCACCAGCCAGCGTCCAGCCAACCGAAACGAGCGTGCCTGCGGAGAACTGTGCCAGCACGTCCACGCGGCCATAGCCCACCACCTTCAAACGCCCCGAGCGCAGCTCGTACTGCGGGTACGACACCTGACGAACCATGAACTTTCCGGCCTGCAGGCTCACGGCGCCGGTGCTGTAATTGATGGCCCCCAGCGCAGTGGTGGCGGCCGTGTCGCCCACCGAGACAGCCACCAGGCTGCCGTTGCCGTCGTCCTTGGCGATGACGCGCATGGGCTGTGGCGCGGAAGCCAGATCGTAGGCGTCGCGCATGACGGTGATTACCCAATCCAGCATCACCGAGCCCGGCTTGACCGGACCCTGCGGCAGCGTGAATGAGACCAGGCCGTTTCCATCCGGCACCGGCTGCGGCGCGGCATGAAGCGGCTCACCCCAGTCGTAATTGACCGCCACCTGGCTATTGGCGTCTGGCAGCGTCTCCAGCTGCAGCAGGCACTCGCCAGTTGCATAAGCGACCGAGCCGCGAAGCTGACCAGCGATGAGCAGGCCACCGACACCGTTATCGACCACGCTCACATCCGCGCCGCCCACCCGCACCGTCAGGCGCACGGTTCCGGGCGCAGCGCCGGCATTCCCCAGCATGAACCGCAATGCAGGCGGCTTGATGTTGGTATCGCCTGCACGGGCCTCGGCAATGATCGATGTGCCCCACGCGCTGATGATGCTGCTGTCCAGGTCGGGCAGCGCCCCTGTGGTCAGCACCAGTGAGCCGGTCATGTAGTTGATGGTCCCGCTGCCCTGCCCGGGCTTGCCAACGAGCTGGCCGCGACCGTTGTCCGTCAGGCGGTACCAGCGTCCGAGCGCACGATAGTCCACCACGACAGTGCCCGGCGCCGGCAGCGGCTCCAACTGGGCCAGCCAGACCATGCCCTGGTTGTTCTGCGTCACCGCGATCTCATCAGTGAAGCCTTGCATTGGAATGGTGCCGGCAGGCGTGGCGGTGATGCTGACGCTGGTGCTGCCCGCACCGGTGGAATGAACCAGCGACACAGCGCCGGTTTGATAGTCGACGGTACCCGACCAGGGTGTGACCGCTGCAGACGCCAGGCCGCCGGTGCCGTCATCCGAAAGCTCGATGCTGCCCACCAGCACCTTTACGCTGCCGACAGCCATGCCCGTGCCCAGGAAGCGAGTGACGGAAACACCGGCCACGAATGCGCTGGTGAAGCTCAGGGCCAGGCTGTTGGCTGGCCCCGAGGGGACGTGGCTCAACGTCCCCATACCAGCCAGAACGTCGCTCACGGCGGTCTCAGCGGTGGACGTGGGGACGATCGGCACATAGGGCGAGTCGATCTGCACGGACAGGTCACCGGGTTTCCCGGCAGCCGTGAGCCGCTTCACGCTGTGGTAGCTGGTGGCATCGACAACGTTAGTCTCATACACACGGGTGCCCGGCTTCGTAGCCGAGTAGCGGATGACCTCCTGCCCGTAGAAGTTGAGCAGCAGCGCGTTGACCAGCTCGATCACCAGCACATCGCGCTCGAAGGCGCCCTGGTCGTCGGTGAACGTCCGTGTCGTCCGAGAAAGCACGTTCTTCACCCGCACGTACTGCTCGCCGGGATCGCGCCCCGAGGCAGCTAGCGTCAGCAGGCTCAGGTTGTCGTTGATGTCCGGGCTCGGCGCATCCTTGGTGGTGTAGACCTGAATGGTCATCTGGCCGATGAAGTGGTCGCCCAGCAGGATGAATCGCGATTCTGTGCCGCGGGTGATGTAGCTCTCGACGCGGTTCTTCGCGTCCAGGCGCACATCGCTGTAGGAGCCGGTGGCGAACATGGTCACGGTCACACGCGGGTCGGACGGCGGGTCGATCAGCACCGCGATCGCATCCTTCAGAACATCCGGGCCCGGGGTGTCCACGTGCACAAACATCTTGCGCAGCGTGGAGCGGCCGGTGGTCCGCTCTTCATCACCGATGTCGGGGAACAGGTTGTTCATCGCTCCATCGACAATCTCGGCCTGGACCATACGGCCGCCGCCATCAGGGTTGTCGGTGAGGCGCTGCGACTGGCGCATTTTGATATCGGTAGCAGAGATCGTCATTGGTCAGACCGTCATGAGGCGAAGGGTGATGGAGAAGAGATCCGCATCAAGCGCGGGGACAGCAAAGCGGGTGGGATCGACTTCGATGGCCGGTCCATCGGTGCGGCGCCATCTCACCTGGAACGACCGCTCGCCGCTGTTGTGGGCAGGCATGATCAGATCCAGCGGCGCCAGGCGGGCCTCGCTCTCACTGGCCTGCAGCGCCCGCAGCACGGGGAGACTGACGACACCAACGTAGGCGGTACCGTCCCGGGTTGTCTGAAGCGTGATCGGCCGCCCGGCCTGTCGCGCAGACTCTTGAACGATCAAGGCACCCGTCAGGCTTGTGCGCGCCTGCTGCCCTACCTTCCAGGCTGTGAACTCGTCGGTCCATTGAAGGTCGGCCGGCAGTTCGATTCCGGCAAGAACAATGCGGGTCATCAGCCACGCCCCCGCACAGAAACGGCTCTACTCTGCTGCACCTGGCGCAGGACCAGCGGAGCGACGAGGCCCGCGAGGCGCTGCGCTTGCTGCACCTCGGCTGCAGTGGCGCCGGCCACCACTTCCTTCGAAGGCAACTTCCAGTCAATGACGATGACCTGTTCATTGCTGCCGTTGCTGCCGATACGGGCGGCATCCGCCCTCGCCTGCGCCTCGGCCTCAGCGTCGGCCTGCTTGCGGCGCTCGGCGAGCGCGGCGGCGGCTTCCTGATCTCGCTGCTGCCGCTGCCGCATGACCTGGGCCTCCAGCTGCGCCACCTCTGCGATTTCACCCTTGCCCACGTAGTCGAACTGCCCTGCCAGCCGTTCCTTCGCTGCCTTGGAGAGTTCGTCCTCAGCTTCGGCGGTCGCCTGGAGCTCTGCCTTGTACTCAGCCAGCTGCTTGCGCTGGTCAGTAACCCGGTTCAGCGCGTTGGCAAATTGGACAAGCGGGTTGGGCCCGCTGAGCTTGCGCATTGCCTGCAATGCCGATTCGGAGACCTCCCCAATGCTGAACGCCATTCCTTGCGCAGCGGCCCCGGCCTGCCCCATCTGCTTGCCCATGCGTTCGGAGCTACTCCCTACTCGGTCAACCTGGTCCGCCGCACCTCCCGCGCTCTCGCGCACCTCCTCCAGCCGCTCGCGGCTGCGGCTGGCACCGTCCTGCAGCTGCCGCATTGCCACATCGCTCACGTCGCCCAGCCGCTGCATGCTGCGCTCGGTGTCGTAGATCGATTCCTGTACTGCGAGCTGGCTATCGACGTTGTCCCGGCGCCACTGGTCACTGTCT